CCACCCCCGCGTCAGGATCTTCCGCTACGTTCAGGTTTCTCGGGCGAGGGGAGACGCCGGCAGCTGCTGGGGCTGGATTTCGGCAGGCGAAATGGACCGGACCCCCGGCGGGTCGGTTGCCAGTGGGACTCCGGCTCGTTAAATTTGGGGTCATGGCTGAGGCATCGGAAACGCCTGGGACGGTACCGGAGAGCATTCCGGGCGAGAAGAAGCTGAAACGGGCGAAATCGAATAAGAACTTGCGGCGGGGGAATCCGGGCAAGCGGGGGACGCGGTCGGCGCCCGCGGCGGTGAAAATCTACCCGTGGGCGGAGAAGGCGTTGACGGCCGCGGTGGCAAAAAATCCTCTCGAAGTGTTCGTGCATGTGCTGAGTAAGCCGCCGGAGTTGGATGAGACGTACGAGCAGCGGGAGTATCGCAAATGGCTTCACGATGACCGCAAGGGATTCATGGAGCGGCGGCATCAGTTGGAAAAAACCGGTCCAGGTGTGGCGGGGGCCACACCTGGAACTGAAATCAGTGAGGACATCGCCGAAATGCTCGGCGAAGAGTGGCAGCGGTTGTTACGGTTCAAACAAAAGGAGTCGGAAAGCGATGAACGCAAACCGGGTGAAACTGTCGTTGTCCATTCGGATGGGCAAGGGCATGTGGCCGACGCCGGCCAAGACGATCGATCTGTGCGAGACGACGGTGGAGTGCCGATCGAAGGAGGACCGGGAGGGCTTGTACGATCTGCTTCACACGATACCGGAGCCGTTCCTACTGCTGATTTCGGAGATTACCCCGCGATCGACGGCGGAGTTGGCGGCGGAGGCGGAGTATTTGCGGATGAGGTTCGAACAGACGAACGATCAATTGAACGCGAAGATGGCGGAACAGCCGAAGCTGGACTTGAGCCCGATCGCTGAATCGAATCTCAAGGGCGTCGGCGAGCTATACAGCGAGGTCAACCCGATCACGGGGACGACGCCCAAGGTGGACGGCTTCGAAACGATCACGCCGAACGCCAAGACGGCCGCCGCTGTGGCTGAGGCGGTCGAATCGGCGAAGCAAGACCTGGCGACGGAGCCGTTCTACATGAGCCAGGTCAATGACCTGACCCACTACGAAACGGTTGATCCTCAAGCCTTCAAGAGCACTAGCGGCATGTGGGGCACGGCCGGCTGGATTTGGGGGGGTGACAAGGCCGAAATCACCAAGCGTATCGAAAGTCAGAAAGCTATCGTGTCGATGGCGAAGCAACGCTTGGAGCGCGAAGAGAAGGAATTGAAGGCCCGCGAGGCTGAGCAAAACAGGCTCCTAAAAGCGGCCGAAGAGAGGGAGAAAAGCACCTGCGTTTCGTGCGGTGCCAAGCATGGCGAGTGGCATGCGCTCTGGTGTCTCGGGGGCATCGGCCGGCATGGTGGTTTCATCACCGGCACTACGGGCGACAACAAAGGCACCTGGCTGGACGAACTCACCGAGCCGCAGTGCCGCCGGGAAGAGGACGTAGAGCGCAAGCGGGTCGCCGATTTGCGGTCGCAACTTGAGGCGTCTCATCGTCGGCTGGGAATGATTGTCGAGCACAATAAGAAGTTTCCAGGTCCAGGTGTGGCGGACGCCACACCTGGAACCGAAAAGGCGGTGCCGTCGTCATGATGACGAACCAACAGGTTGTCCAGTTGCTCTGCAAGGAACTCGGGCGATTGACCCTGGCCAACCATGCGGCGGCGGTTGAAGCCAGTCCGATTCTCCGCCTCTTCCGCCGCGACTTGACCCGCGACTTCAAGCCTGGCGACCAGATAACGAACCTGGCCGCCAACTTCGTGGTACCGGCGGAGTTGCTGGCACAGGCCGGCCCCGATGCTCGGGACTCGGTCGGCCGGGGCAAGCTGATTGAGTTCCTGAAAACCGAGCGGGCCAACATCGTGCCCAAGTTCTTCCCGCTGATTGAGCGGACGTTTCGCGGGTATGCGAACCAGGGCAAGCCGGAAGCGTGGCGGGCCGTGCGCGTGCCGATGAATTGGTTCTCGGAAATGGTCGTTGGCCACAAGGATGGCAGCGTGGTAGTCTATGTCGATCTATCGTTCGGGTTCGAGCCTCGCGTGAATGAGGCGCCGGAGATTGACATTGACTCATTGGGCAGTGTTCTTTGACTACGGCGGCCCATCGGACGGAGCAACCGACGTTTGCTCCGTGCCGATGGGCTACAACTCTCCGCCGGACGTAATCGAAGTCGAAGGCGTCAACGGGGTCTGTCACTACTACCAAGCGTACGCCAAGCGTTACATCGAGCGGAAAGCGTTCTACCGTTACATCGGGACGAAGAGGCCCGATAACCTGGTGGCTCAATAATGCTCGGCGATCCTCCCCGCGACCTCGGCGACAACAAACTCTGGCGGGCCTTCCTGCTCGATCGCGCGAACGCCAACAAGCGGGTCCGTGAGTACCTCATCGATCGATGCACTCACGAATGCACGTTTTGGATCAACTCTTTCGTCTACCAGTACAACCCCAATTTCATCGCCGGGGGCAAGTGGGAAGAAGTCGGCGTATTCGTCACTGAGGAGTTTCAAGAGGAAGCCCTCGAAGTCATCGCGTGGTGCATCCTCAACAAGAAAGACCTGGTGATTGATAAGTCTCGAGAGATGGGGGCAAGCTGGCTCTGTATCCTCAAGCAAACGCACTCGACGACGTTCGAGAAATGGAAGAAGTTCCTTTGCATCAGTCGCAACAAGGACGCCGTCGATTCGGCCGATGACCCCGACTCGCTGTTTTGGAAGATCGATTTCGTTCTTGAACACCTGCCGCCCTGGATGACTGACCGCCGCTTTGAGTTCGCCCCTAACGGCAAGATCAAGCGGACGCAGATGCAGGTCATCAACGAACTGACCAAGTCCCGCATCACCGGGCAGGCGACCAGCGGGGCGGCCGGCGTCGGCGGCCGTGCGACGGCCATGTTCATCGACGAGTATTCGCTCATTCGTGAGGATTGGGAAATCCTCGCCCACACGGCCAACACGACAAGCTGCCGCATCTTCAACGGCACCCAGCGGGGCACGGAGAAAGCGTTCTTCGACCTGACGGAGAAGGGCAAGCGGGGCCTACTCCGGTACCTGGGCATGCACTGGACGAAACACCCGGACAAGTTCCGCGGTGCCTACCGGTTCGACAAGCCGCGAAACAAGGTCATCGTGCTGGACCCGGTCTACAAATACTCGCCGGAGTTCCGATTCCAGTACACCGAATTGCCGATCGGTGGGCCGGCTCCTGGCGTTCGATCGCCCTATTACGACGATCAGTGCGTGAAGCAAGGCAACCCCCGTGCGATCGCTCAGAACCTCGACATGGACGCCACGGGCGCCGTCGGCCCTGTGTTCAACCCGGTGACGATCAGGGCACTCATCGCGGCGTACGCTCAGCCGGCCAGGTGGGAAGGTCACCTGCAATACGACCTGGACACCGGGAAGCCGATCGCCCTGGTACCGATGCCAGGCGGCCCGCTGCGGCTCTGGATCAACCCGCCGCCATCGCTCAAGGTCGAAGATTTGCCGCCGATGGATATTGCCCTCGGCTGCGACATTTCGACCGGCGTCGGAGCGACGCCATCGATTTGCGCTGGGGCCTCGAAGAACACCGGCGAGAAGATCCTCGAATACTGCACGCGCGACATGCCGCCGGAGCGGTTCGCTGAGGCGGCCGCCGCGACGGGTTGGGCCTTCAAGAATGCGTACGGCACTCCGGCCCTCTTGTGCTGGGAGCGGAATGGCCCTGGTACCAACTTCGGCAAGCGGGTGTACGAACTCAACTATCCGAACCTCTGGTACGGCGTCAAAAAGGTGTCGGTCGGCGGGTACCAGAAAGCCGAGCAAGCCGGCTGGCATGCCTCGACTGAGGGCAAGGACCAACTCATCACGTCGTACATGTTCGCAATCTCGACGCGGCAGTTCATCGAACGCTGCGAGTTGACGCTGAAAGAGTGTCTGCAATACCGCTGGAAGGGCGGCCACGTCAGCCATCCAGAACAGGAAGCGGTCGGCGCCCGCGACAACCGCGACCAGGGCACGGTCGGCGTCAATCACGGCGACCGGCCGATTGCCTCGGGCCTGGCTTGGAAGATGATCAAGGAGGAGCTAGGATTCACGACGGTCCTCGACGAGAAGAAGCCCAAAGGTCCGCCGCCGCCGAACTCGATCGCCGGCCGGATGGCCATGACACAACAGGAGCAATCACAATGGCGCGAAGCCTCGGGGGAAAGCGGTTGGAAAGAATGCGTCGTCGTATGATGCCGGCGGTTGCCTACGCTCTCGGTTTCGGTGATGGCCCCTGGACCCGATCCCAGCGAAAGACAATCAACAAAGCGATCAGGGACGGCATGGCCAAATATGGCGACCTCACCGACGAGGACGCTCGCGCGATCATGGGCCGGCCGACCGTCATGCACGGCGTACCGATTGAGTACGTTGAAGAGATTCCCGGCCTAAAGCCGATCGACTGGAATTGCCTGGTCCCCGGTCGGCACCTGGACAACCGGACCGATCGCCGTTAGACTTTGACCCAACGGGTGAGGGGGTAAGGAAGGCCCCCTTTGGTCGATCTGAACATTCCGAAGCTTTGCAAAGCGATCAAGCATGCCAGGCTCGCTCTGCGCTTCGCACGGACGGAACGACGCGAATTGGCCCGCCTGGTGGCGGGGACTCACTTCTCCGAACAGGGGGCACGGGAAAAGCAACCCGTCAACCTCCTGGCCCTCTATCAGTGGATCATCGGCCGCAAGCTTATCTCGGCCGCCCCTCGCTTCATGCTCTCGACGTTCAACACGCAGATAAAACCCGTCGTCGCAGCTGTACAGCAATGGGGCAACGAAGAAATCGTACGCATGAACCTGGCGAACACGCTTCGCCGGTTCGTGACTGACGGGCTCTACTCGCTGGCGACGATGAAGGTCGCCATTATGAACCCGGTCGATGCGGCCATGTGTGCCTGGCGACTGCCGGCCGGCTCGCCCTCGGCCAAGGGCATCGACTTCGACGATTGGGTCGGCGACGGCCACGCCCGCGACCTAACCGAAATGTACTTTGAGGGCTTCCGGTTCCGCGCTCCGGTCCAGGCCGTGCGTGAGTGCCAGGAGTTCAACCGCAAGGTGCGGAAGTCGGTCGAAGTGCAATACGACACGGCTTACAACCAAGAGGGCGACGAACGAATCAGCATGATCGGCCGCGGCTACTACGGGATGAACGACGAAGAGTATGAGGATATGTGCACCTGCTGGGAGATTTACCTCCCCATGCACCGGAAGGTTGTCACCCTCATTTCCGACGAGAGCGGTTATCCCGATGGCGACGCCGACGCCTTGCACGTCGCCGACTGGATCGGCTCGGACAACGGGCCATTCGTGCACATGGCCTACGGGCTCATTCCCAACAATCTCCTCCCGCTGGCGCCGATGATGAACCTGCGGGACATGCACGAAGCGGCCAACTTCAACCTCCGCAAGCTAATGCGGGTCGCCGAGCGCACGAAGGAATTGACGCTCTACGAGCAGTCGATGGACAAGGACGCTACCTCGATCCGCGACGCCAGCGATGGCATGATGGTGGCGACCAAGGACCCGAAGAACTTCACGCAGATTGTCTTTGGCGGCCAGCATATGGCCGGCCTGGTGGCCGTCGCCAACGAGTTCCGCAACCTGTTCAGCTATGCGGCCGGCAACCTCGATATGGCCGGCGGCCTGGCTCCGCAGTCCAAGACCCTCGGGCAGGATAAGCTGCTGAGCGCGGCCGGCAGCGATTCGATTCAGTCGCTCCAAGAGGACACCGTTTGCGCCACGTCTGACACGATCGAACGGCTCGGCTGGTTTTGGTGGCACGACCCGTTCAAGATCCAGACTGTTGAACATCAGGTACCGGGCCTGCCTGGAATCTCCGGCACTCGTCGAGTGTTCCCGAATCACCCGCGATTCACCGACCCGAAGAATAAGGAGTTTCGCGGGCGGCCGCCGCTGGTCCGATCGGGTTCGTTCAATGACCTGTCCATCAAGGTTGACCCGTACTCTCTGCCTCACAACACGCCAGAGTCGCGGATGGCGACGATGCAGAGCGTAATGACCAACGTCGTCCTGCCCATGATGCAATTCTGTGTGCAACAGGGCATCGGGCTCGACATGAATAAGTACCTCAACAAAGTCGGGCAGTACCTCAACATGCCTGACCTCGCCGAAATCCTGACGATCATTCCTCCGCCAGAGGACGCGAGCATGGGCGGCGCCAAGTCCCGCACAATGCCGCTGTCCACCGAGCGGACCGTCAACCGCACGTCGGGCAGCGAGGCGACCGATCGCGGCCAGACCAAATCGATGACGACGCAACTCCTCTCTGGAAAGAACCAGGGCGGATCTCCCAAAGCATCGGCACCGGGCTTTCCGGCGGCCGCCTAACTCTGACTGGTACCGGGTGACATGGCCGAACAACCTCTTTGCCCGAAGTGTGGGGGAACCATCCATGCCGATGGCTGCCATATTTGCGCCATCCTCGACGCAAAACAACCGCCGAACGGCAACGCCTCGGCCGGCTATCCGATCAAGTCCCAATCGCTGGGAGTCGGACGTCGCCAGGTCGCCGCGGCGAACGCCAGGAACAAGAAGGCCGGCGTCCAAGCCAGGTACGACGAAAAGGGCGTGTGCCACGTCCCAACGGCCGCCGATCGAAAGAAGCTGCTCAAGGTTGAGCGAATGCACGACAACCAAGGTTTCGACTGACCCCCTACGGAAAGGGCTCGCCATGTTTGCCCAAATCTGGTCGAACGTGTGGGACTGGCTGACGAACCGCACGATTCACCAGGCCCTTGCAGACTGCAAGGCGGGCGAAGTGAAGCGGGACGCCAGGATGGCCATGCTTGAAGCGAACGTCTGCCGGCTCCGCCTCCTCATGTTGGTAGCCTGGTGTCGCGTCTCAGTGGAGGGCCGGATTCGGAATTGCTGCGAAGTGTTCGCACAAATCACCGGTTACAAGCAAGAGGACTTAATCGGAATGCACATAGAGCGGCTAATGCAACCTCGCATTCGCGGCCGCCATGAGCAAGTAATGAGGGAACT